GTCTGTTTCATCTGATGCTCATATTGTTTTTGCACCAACTTCTTCTCTGCTTCAGGAAGGTCCGTAACCTCATCCCATAACTTATGATCATACTGACTATCTCCGTCCATCTGATCTAGAATAGATTGTAAAGATTCACAGTAACTAGTACCATCTTCATTCATCTTTTCTTGTAAAAGTTTATAATACTTATCTGTACCTGCTTTCCTTGGTAGCACTATTTCATTCTTAAAAGTATCTAAAGTTAGTCCGCCAGCTGGCAACATATTATCATCAATATATTGGTTGATTTCTATATCTGCTGCTATGTTAAATAGTTTTTTATTAGGGTATCTATCTGCCATTATAAGATGACCAAAAGCTATATGCAATAGCTCGTGTTTTAGCAGGCCTTGTTGATGTGCCTCACTAAGTTCTCCAAAGAAATCCGGATTTACAACAAGCCGCATTCCTATACCGTGTTTTCCTACACCTGCGGTAGCTATACTCTTATTGAATTCTTTTTGCATTCCAATAAGAAAGATACCGTAGAAAGGCTCTGAAAATATCAATGTCTTAGATATTCTCGAGAGTTGATCTTGTACTGTTCGCATGTTTAATTGATTTAGAATATATACCTAATTGTATTCCAAGGTATATATTTGTTATGTATTATTTTAAATTGTTTTATATACTCACGCTTCATATGTCTTTTGTACCTTACATTATCACCACCATACTGTGACGTCTTAGACTCCTGTCTATTAGCAACCCACAGATCTATCTCTGTTCTAGGATGTTTTTGTAAGTTTACAGTGTGTTTCTTAAAATTGTGTGTAAGAAAGATACACTCTGCTAAGACTTTATCTTTGTTTTTGACATAGTTATTCATCATTACAAATAAATCTCTATAGTCTTCAATCCATCCATCATAAACTATAATAGGACTGTAGTTGACATGTACATCATAACCAGCATCTATAAATGTATCTATAGCTTTTATCCTATCTATAATCTTAGATGTATGAGGCTCATGTAAGTCAGACTTGTGTTGTGGCATAAGACTAAATCTTATCCGCATCTTACCCTGAGGGTCAAAAGATAATAATTTATTGTTTACATATTTAGTAGCAAAACTACCCATAGCAATAGGATGGTCTCTAAAAAATGTAAATATCTTTTCCCACTCATGATGTTTTGCATGCAAAGCAAAGTCTTCGTTACAGCTTATATCATACGTTGTATATTCTTTGTGTGTTTGATTAGGTTTATCCACAGGTGTAAAAAAAGCATGGTTATTTATAGCTGTTAATATATCTTCTGTATTAGTTGCTACAGTAAGACCTTTATCTCTATGTCTTTTCATGTAACAATACGAGCAATCATATAAACAGCCATAACCAAAGCTAGGAGTTATAAAATCTGTAGATCTACCTGAAGGTCTAATAATCATAGACTTTCTAATAACTTTATCTATCATCTTTCATCTCTTTCTGCGTCCGCCATCATCTCTTTGTAGTTTTCTAGTTGTATAGCTTCGTACTCATAGTCTTCTATCGGTTCACAGTGTTCTTTACATCTAAAACATACATCTGTTTCATCACACACTCTAGCACCACAGCAATTGCTTACCATGTCATATCCGTAACCATCATCTACTGGGTTACTCAGTTTCCATTGATCATAATTCATAATTTAAAGTTTAATTGATTTTTAAATAGATAGAAAGAAGGAGGTGTTACAATCCATTAGTTGTAAATCAATTTTTTTGTTAATAATTAATTTTTATTGTTTTTTATCAATATGTAACTATAATCTTCCCCAAAGTATAACCGCCATTATTAATTTGTTCTGATTATTTAACCTCCTTTCTATCTTATAATTGTTTTATAATTTCTACAATCTCATCGACCTGTTTTTTATTTCTAGGCATAAATAAAACATATCGATGGTTATTGTCTTTTAGATGTTTCTTAAATAGTTTCCAACGTAGTGGAAAAGATTCATTTGCATAGCCTTTTGTTTCTATAATAAACTTACCATCTGGATCTACAAAGTCAGGTGTGTATGTAATAGGTCTAATCTTACTACCTTTGTTATATAGTTTCTTAGTTGTACCTTCATAACAAGCTTGAGGATATACGGTAGCAGGAAATATTGTATAAGTATTTTCTTCATACTCTACTAAAATCTCACATTCTTCTAGTTTCTTATAACAATACAGTTCTAAATTAGATTTAAACTCTTTACCATCATAAGTACTTTTTTTAGCATTCTTTACTTTACTCCTACCCTTTCTTCTAACGTACCTTTTCTTCCTCATAGCTCATAATGTTTGTTTGTAAATACCCCTCTAGACCTCTATTTTTATTCCATATATATGCCTGTCCACATCGCAGTGTGCCTACATAGCCTTGTGTTTTATGCCAAGTGTCATTAGCACATATACTAGGAATAAATCTAACTTTTGTACCCATATACTCATTAAGCATTTCTTTATGTTTATGTCCACAGTGTACTTCTCTAACCTTACACCTACTCCACATATCAGGTTGCTCAGTGGCAATCAATAGAGGAAGCTCTGCAGCTCTTTCTTTATCACCATGTGTAAACATAATCATATTAGTACCATACTCATAGTATTTACGTGACTCTAGAGTATTATCTACAGACACATTTTTATTATTATGATATAAAGCATCTAATACTTCACCAACATAAAACATACGTTCAAAATCATGATTACCCTGCACAACTACTACATCTACAGGAGCAAACTGTGCTAAATAATCAATTGCTTTTGTAACTAAATGCCAATAACCTCTAAAAGACTGACGCCAACGCATGCTGTCTTGCTGAGGTGTACCTTTAGTTGTAGCTCTACTCATACCTTCTGAGTTAAGTCCATCATTACCTACAGGTAGAAGAAACCTCTCGATTTCTAAACCACTTGCTTTCATATGTAAATCTTGAATAGCTTTTAGATAATGTCTTTCTAATGCTTCTGGACCTTCATCAGTTATCTTACCATAATGTATATCAGGGAGAGATATTTCGTAACAAATAGGATCTTTTGGTTTTTTATATTTAAGCTTTGGAACTTTGTGTGAACGTTTCTTAATATAGTCTAGCAACTGTTTCTTAACCTCGGGCTGTTCATGCCATTGATTATGTGTTACTATACTATATCTTTGTTCACCATTAAAGTTTTGCCAAAATTTAACTGACTTTATATCAGCCATTGTTAATCCGTTATCTAGCAAATGTTTTTGAAAGGCCTGACTATTACTAAGTTGATGACCGTTATCATTATTCATGCGCTCTTGTACCCACTCTTCAGAGGTTACAAGTTTTTTACAATCTCTAATAATAGCTATGTCAACACCCCATTTGTCAGCTAACCATTGTGCTCCTTTCTTTAAAAATCCTTTCCGTGTTCTAAACTTTTCAATAATTTCATCTCGTGTCATTTAATATAATTTTAAGTTCGTTAAAACTGCGTTCCTTAGATACCAAGTCAGATGGATCTTTAGACTCAAATGTCTTAGGAAGGCAGACGTTATTAAAACCATATAAACCACAAATTTTCTTAGCCATTATCTGGCCTGGATTATCTTCTTTATTAAAATCATTGTCATATAAAATTTCTATTGTATTAAATCGTTTTTTTAGCTCACTTATTAATTTCTCATCAGGCACTTGCATCTCACTCTGCAAAGCTATAGCATGATAACCTGCAGCATATAGACACATAACATCTTTAAGAGAAGAAGTAATAAAAAGTCGCTCACCTTTGTCCGGGAGTTGATTGTAACCTTGAACATCTGTCTTTTTTGTGTTACTTAACCACTTATTTTTCACTTCGTAAGGAGAATAGATTTTATATCGGTTTTTAAATTTAAAAGCATAAGTTATTGATTTACAAGTAAATCTGTTATTGTTTATCCAATAGTGACTTATAGGTTCTACAGCAAACATAGATAATATTTTTTTACTAACCAAATATTTACTCCAAAAAGTCGCATCCTTAGCATTCCAAGGTCGCCTCCTCTTTCTTATAATTACATCTTGTTTAGTATATTTAGGACTATTTCTATTCCTGTAGCCCATATATCCCATAGTAAAACTAATAATCTCTTTCTTAGAACCAAGCTTTAGACCAAAGTCACAATCAATTATTCGTAAAGCATCCATAAAAGAACAGCCATATTTATGCTTAACATAATTAAAACAATCGAAGGTGTGATCAGGATTACCAAAGTCTTTATATAATAATTTACCATTATATGCTATAATAGAAACAGTAGGTGAATTGTCTTCACGTAGCTCACTCCTAAACTTTTTACCTAGCTTTTTAAAACTGGGTACATAGTACACAAAAATGTCATACTCAGTAATTTTACTAAGTATGACATCTGTATGTAAGTGATCTCCGCTGCTTCTGCTAGCGATAGACATTAGAATGGATTATCTTGAGTTGCAGGCTCAGCAACCCAGTCTTCATCTTCAGAAGGTGCATCCGGTGTAATTAGATCAACAGTTGGTTTATGCTCACCCCACTTAAGATCTTGGTTAAAGTCTGCATTAAATGAACCATAGTCATCATTCAATGCTTTAACAAATAAATCATCTCTTTGTGGTTTTACTCTACCAAAGTATTTAGTATATACATTCTGATACTTATCGTCTTTTACACCTATAAGAACTCTAACCTCATTGTTAGCTAGAGCTTTTACAAGAGCTTTTACCTCTGCAAGGTCACCATTTGCAATTGAGCTCATAGTATCAAATGCCACCTCATCACCAGGTCTAACGTTAGCCCATACTTTTACAAAATTTATAAGAGTTTCCTCGCCTGTATAAGCTTTTCTAGCACCTGTTGGCTTCCACCACTCATAAGAAGGGGCATCATTAGACCATGTAGACTGACCTATATTGTTTATCCATTGGTGCTTACCATTTTGTGATACTCTATGCTCTGGCTTCATCAATATCTCTAGTTTAAAGTTACCATCTTGATTAGCTAGCCAGAAAACAACTTTGTTGTACTCACCATCAGGCATAGATACCGCATAGTTTGGTTCTGATTTTACATTTATGTCCATCGCATGTAGCTCAGCCATAGTAGGATTTACTGCTGTGACTCTTACATTTGTTAGACCTGAGTAGGTTTTAATACCACCTACAACTTCTTGATTGCTTGCATTACTTTGTATTGCCATAATTTTATTTATTTTATTGGTTTATAACTCGAACGTATCATCGTCCATTTCTAGTTCTTCTTCATTGTTAGCATTTTGCAGAGTTTCCTGCGGTGTCTCAAACTGTGTAGGACTTAGCATGTCAACAATAGCTTTCTCTGTTTCTTGCATTTCTTGCTTAACATCCTCTACTGTTTCTATAGCTTCGTCAATAGCTTGCTCTAGAGTTACTTGTCTAGGATCTACTTCTGCTTCTTGCGTTACAGGAGTATTAGCTATAGGAGAGTCATCTACAAATTTAAAAGACAAAGCCTTTTTTCTGCTAGGTCTTCTACCTTTAAGAAACGAATGCTTAAACATCTCATCCACTTCCCATGGTTTAATGTTGTACTTAACAGCCATTTCTGCTTTAGTAATACCGTCTTTAAGATCTTGATCAATCTGCATTACGGAAATCTCTGGTGGGGTTGTGTTCCCCGGTTCAACTTGTTTTCTCATTTCAATCATTTTTTTGTGTTTTAATTGATTAATCGATATATATATCTGACCAGTTCATAGGCATGGTCTTGCCCTTTAGGTGTGCACAACGTGAACCTGCAGTCACATCATCAAGAGAGTTAAACGACACCATAGTATCTTCTCCCTCTCTGTAAACATAACCAACAGCATCTGCGTTAGCGCATGTAATTTGTTTTATTTTACCTGTAAGATCAAGGTCCTTAACTGCAACCTCTTTGCCCTTCTTCTCAAGCATCTTATCTTTTAGGTGACCTACTAGAATGACTCTATCGGCAAGTAGATTTAGTTTATCAATCCACTTTTTGTATGCCATCCGCAAATATAAGTAACCTGCGCCATTTGGCAATGATAAAATCGACATTCCTGGGTTTTTAGTCTCAAAGTTTTTACCCATAGGTGTTTTCATATAAATTTTCTTACCCTCATCTTCGCACCATTCTTCTAGCTTAGATATAGTGTCGATAGCAATATATTTATAAGGCTTACCTTGTTTAAATATTTCTCTACCAACTTCGGCAAGCTCTTGCAGGCTGTTAACCTTTACCTTCAAGGCGTCAACCATATCAGAGCCATCCTCTAAGTCAATAATTAGACAATCATCTAGTTGTGATAATACTGTAGTCTTGCCTATCTTTGGTGGACCATATATTATCATATTCTTAGGCGATTTACGGCTCGCCTTAACCTTTGTTTTTGGTAATTCCATATTATTCTTCTTTAAATTTTTCTTGATTTTCTACATACTTTTCCCACTCTAAGTCTCTTTCTCTTGCATAAGCTTGCCAGAAGGTTAGTTCTTTTATAAGTACATTCTTTCTTTCTACACCTATAAGCCAGCCTAAAATAAAAAAGAACCCACATCCAAGGAGTTCTGTTAATCCATCCATAATTATTTATTTTCGTACCAAACCCCATAGACTTTTAGTCCTTTGGGTTCACACATTAATATTCTTTTTATTTCTTTTGGCCCTTCTTTTATTCCCTTTGGCCGATACTTGGGATTCTTGCTGTTCAGCTTTCGTTTTTTTGCCATACGCATTCATGTTTTTGATTAATAATTCATTTTGATTTAGTCCTTGTATAAATAGTTTAAATATCTTTTTTAACATATGTATTTAGTTTTTTATTTATTTCTTTTCTTTTCTTTACTAAGTCTGCTTTACGTGCCTTATACCTAAACATATCTAATGAAGAATACATACCGTCTGGACCCATAGACTCTATTGTTCTATCAAGTTCAGACAGTATATATTTACACAAAGCTATCTTATTAGGATAGTCTTTATATTTCATCTTTAGCTATAAGTATATTGTGGATTGACTCTAATGCTCTAGAATGTCTTTCTAGATCTTGTTTTAGTTCTATTACCTCAAGTTTTAACTCATGGTTAGACTTGCGTAATATATCAATTTGTGTTAATTCTTTATTAGTTGTTATATCTCCACTAATAGCATCTGCAAAGGGTGTTGTGTTTTCCATAGTAATATTATTTAAATTGGTTGTCTTTCGTTAATTGTAAATGTTGACATCTCTGCCTCATAAGGTATCATGCCTAACAGGCCATCTCTATTTTTCTCTACGTGTAATGCTAGCAAACCTTTAGGATCTTCACCACAGTATTTATCAGTAATACCATACAGATCATTAGGTCTCTGTAGCATCATAACTACATGCGCATCCTGACCTATACTGTCACCACCAAACAAATCTGTAAGCAATGGCTGATACTGTGCTTTAGCACGATGCTCTTGCTCTATGTTACGATTTAGCTGTGATAATAATATATTTATAGTCCCCATCTTAGCTTGTAACCACATACAACCCTTAGATACTTCGTTTAGTTTTTGCAACTCTTGGTCCTTAGTACTAAGTATAAGTCTAGAGTGGTCAAATACATTTACAATCGTATGATCAGGGTATTTGTTTGTTACATCGACATTAGATTGTTTTACAAACTCCATGTCTCTAGGTATATTGTTAAAGTATATAGGGTAATGCGCATACTTTAATACCTCTTTTCTAAATGCCTCATAGGCATCTCTTTCTAGTTTTTGTTCTACAGATAATAATTCACTTACCTGTCTGTTAGAACCTTTTGCACCTGCACGCAATATCTGCTGATAGCCAGGCATCTCGAAGCTCCAATATAATACTAACAGCTTCTTAAATTTGTTTACATCTAGTAAATCAAATATCATCTGATTACTAAATGCTGATTTACCTACACCTGGTCGTCCTGCAATTACATACATTTTACCAGGCTGCAAGCCCCCTAGTAAATTCTTGTTTAATCTAGGCCATTTAGTAGGATATACTATCCTCTGACCCTTCATACCATCTGTTACTTGGTGTAGTGATGCACTAATAGCTTTATTAATGCTCTTGAATCCGCCATCCTTAAAGGGATCTCGTAATTCTGGTTGTAGTTTCTCTTGTGTCATTGTCATCTAAGTTTTCATACTTTTCCCAAGTATGGTTATTAATCCATGTTTCTAAATTCTGTAAATACGCAAGATTATCTCGTTCTATACGTAGTTGGTTGTTTAAGCATTTCATAATATGTTTATGCTTATACAATTTGTCACCTACAACTTTCTTATATCTTATTTTACATTTTAGATTTGCTTTTGCATCTGGATCCTTAGCATGCAATACTCTAACACCTCTACCAGGTGATGTTACTTTCAAAGGGTATGTACCAATAAGCTCAGCGAACATCTGATCAAAACTAGAAGAAAAGAGATCGATAAACTCTTGTCTAATGTAATGCTGATCAGATGTCTCACCTAACTTTATGTATCCTTCGTTTTGCAATTTGTCTAAATTTGGTTTAAGATTAAGGCTGGGTAAATAACTATATTCTTTTTTGTGTAATAAATACAAATACAGAAAATCATCTGCTGACATTCCTGTCTCTATTAGTACTTCAAAATCTATATCTACTTTCATTGGCAGTAAAAGGGTATAAAAGAATATTTTACAGTTAAACTTAAACTTAATGCAAATGTAATAATAATTTTCATAGTATACAAGTTTTTTAAATGATTATTTCCAAACAATATTCTTTAGATTCTTAACTGCTTTCTTTAGCCACTTTTCTTCTTGAGAATCAGCAACATACAATATAACAATTTGTCCTATTTTGTCTTCTTTAAAACGTATAAGTCTACCTACACGCTGTATCATAGACAAAGACTTACTGGTAATACCGCATATTATACCCATATTTGCATCAGGTACATCAAAACCTTGATTAAGGGCTTTTGTAGAACATAGTACATCTATTGTGCCATCTTTAAATGCTTGTAAAGCAGCTTCTTTCTGTTTCTTAGTTCTTTTAGAATGATAAGACATTGCATACGGTGCTATAGAATTACATAATCTATCTGTAAAATCATTTGCACCACCAAACACAAGTATTCTCTTGTCTTTATTTCTTGCATATATCTCTGTAAACTTATGTATTTTATTCTCTGCAAAATCTACAATTTGCTTCCGCATTCTAATAGCTCTATAAAACATAACAGCTTTTTGTTTATCTGCACCAGTAGCTCCTCTGTTACGCATGATCTGCTGTGCAGTCTCAAAAGCATTAAACTGACCTAGCATATATTTCCATTGTACAAAACTATTGTTTGCTTTTTTATATGCAGCTTTTTCGTCAGCTGTCAATGTCACAGGCACACAAGTTATTGTATAAGGACTAACTATACCTAGCTGTACACACTTATCTAGTGTAATCTTATAAGCTGTAGGCGCTAACTTTTCTAACAAGCCCTTATACTCTAACTCTTCTGGTAATGTAGCAGTCATACATAGTAGTCTATCATAAGTATTATTCTCAAAAAACTTACGATACTCAGGTGACAGACCTAAATGTATCTCGTCACACACAACTATATTATAGTGCAGATCTTTTAGTTTGTAAGCGCTTTGGTAACAGATAACCTCTACATTGGTACTATCTACACCCCACTTAGCAAACTCTTCTACAAACTGTTCTTGCAATTGTACAGTAGGAACTAGTATCAAAGCATCACCTCCGTCCATGAGTGTATGCTCTACAGCTAATACACCTACCCTAGATTTACCAAAACCTGTACCTGCAATCACAGAACCTACAAAACCCTGTTTAGCCCATGCATTAAGAGCTTTTCTCTGCTCTTTATCTCTAATTGTATTTATTTGTTGTGTCACAATGCTTTCCATAATGTTACAGTTCTATTTGTTTGTTTGTCTTTGTATGTTCCCTCGGCAGTAACCATACCTAGACCAACTAATTCTGTTACTCTGCCTGTAACTCTATTTATATCCCAACCTAAATGCTTAGCTATCATTCTATTTGTAACCTTACCTTTAGTCTTTATCACACCATACACCGTCTTCTGTTTCATCCCAACAGTGGGCTTCAATTTCTTGAGTGAATCTACCTGGGTAGCTCTTACTCGCTTTGTCTTTCCATAATTTTTCATAATGTTCTTTATTTATGTATTTTTGATGTAGCTCATTACATCTACTATTTTGATTGTAGACATAACGACTGATTAATATTTTAGTAGGTTCTACCTCACCACTATATTTAAAATAGTTATCAAAGTCTATATAGTCAGCTTTGTATTTTTCTTCCCACTCTTGTCTTTGTTTACATTCTGCAATAAAATGTTTAGTTTCTTTTTTCATATTTGTATCGTCATTTGTTGTTTTACGCCCCACTCTATAGGCTTTTCTAACTTGTCATTAATCTTCTTAAAATGCCCACATGTAAAAAAACCAGCCTTACCACCAGAGTATGACTCTGCAGCAGGATGAGGTGCCTTAAGTATAGTATGTCCAGATGCATACATAATATGCTTTTCATAGTCTTGTGCTTTCTTGCCCCACAACACCCATACTAGATCTGGTTTATATACAGAAAGACTAGTTATAATATCTCTTGTAAATGGCATCCACAAATCTATGTGTGATCCAGGTCTAGCCTTTTGTACAGTCAATGCAGTATTTAACAACAATACACCTTGTTTAGCCCAACTCTCTAGATTTGGATTTACAGCTACATCACCAAAATCATTTTTTACTGCCTGTATTATGTTACGAAGACTAGGACTGATTCTACCTGCATTATCGTTTGCAAATGCTAGTCCTGTTGCACTACCATCATGATATGGATCTTGTCCTAGTATCACAACTTTTAGAGATTCTAGAGGACACATTTGAAAAGCTCTAAATGTTTTACCTCTCTTTGGGTACACTATACGATTAGTTATATTCTGTCTGTGTTGATCAGTTAACTTTCTAAAGTATTCTGATTTAAATATAGGATCTAGTATATTGTACCATTCTCCCACTTGTTCTTTTATATTCATAATTTTAATTTTATTTTTCCCAACAATTACTGACTGTTACCTCAGCTTTTAGTAGGTTGTTAGTTACTATTCTATTTGCTGCTAGCTCCATTAACTCTTTCATTTTGTCTGTCCACATAGATAAATACTCATTGTCACATATAGTATCTATCTGATCATGTACAGTCATAACTAGCTTTACAGGAACACCTGTCATCTTAATATAGTCTCGCATTAGCACAAGCGCTAGCTTAGTCATATCTGCAGACGCACCCTGTATAGGTGTGTTCTTACTAGCACGCTCGATACTACCAAGTTCTATCATAGATGACTTGTTATCCCATATTCTAGGATACCATGTACTAAACCATCTCTTCCTATTGTAAGGAGGAAATGTTTTGATATACCCATACTTTTTACCAAAGTTACCCAGCTTATCTAAGAATCCTTTGATTGCTGGGAACGCTTGGAAGTATTTTTCGATGAGCTCTTTAGCTCCATCCACACTGATATTAAGAGTATCAGCAAGCTTATTAGGGCCCATACCGTAAGCAAGCCCGAAATTAATAGTTTTGACATTTGTTCTTAGTTTTTTGTGAGAAGGACAATTGCACTTTACCTTGTTCTTAAAGTAAGCACAATCGTCTTCGCCACTGGTTAACCACTGTTCACCATAGACTAACTCAGCACACGTGGAGTGTAGGTCTTCATTATTCTTTAGCGCCTGAATCCATACAGGATCTTTAGAACCAAACGCAATAACATTTAGCTCCTGACTAGAATAATCAGCACTGACAAAACTCCAACCATCGGGTGCAGTGAAGCAATTCCTATATATATTGTCAGCAGGTATCTGCTGCATGTTAGGCTTACTACTACTTACACGGCCGGTGTCTAATATTTGATGAAAGTTGGTATGAATTCTTTTATCTGATGACAAGTTCTTAAAAAATGCATCACCATACGATGTACACAGTTTCATTGCTTCTTTGTACTTTACATACTTATCTATTAATGGATACTTAAACCTATACTTATACATTTGTTTACCATTAACATTCTCTAATTTAGGTACAATACATTTAAACACTGATAGCACTTGTTTAGGTGATGTCCATTTTATATCTACATCTCTAATCTCAGCTACAGGTGTAAACATATCTGTCTGTATGTATTTAGATACAAAGTGTTTTACTCTGTGATCATTCTTAACCATGTCATCTAGGTCAGACTCTAGTTTATTAGCCTTATCTGTATTTACAGCTTCTATCTCTTTCCATTTCTCAGAGTCTAAATCTAAACCATTGTATTCTATATCTGCAAACGCTGTCACTACTCTGTTCTCAAGGTCAACCACATTATTTAGCTTGTGTTTATCTATCAATGGTAGTTGTTTTCTCCTAACCATAACTAGATACTCGACATCTTTAGCACCATATACAACCTGGTCCTCTCTAAATGGTTGACCTGTCAAACCTATAAATTGGTTTCTTACCTCTTTATTTAGCTCAACATCTAGATATTTTTTACACACATCTTTAAGACCATATCTAACATCGTCTTTACCACAGTTCAATACACGCTCAGTCAAGAATGTGTCGTATATATTCTCACACTCTATGTTTGCCCAACGTTTTATAAACTTGTAGTCAAATTTAGCATTATGAAATATTTTAATTATTTCTTTGCTCTCAAGTATATCTCTCAATGGTTCAATGCTGACAACTCTAGTATCTATTACATACTGATTATCCTCATCACCAATCTGAAACATAATCATTTTCTTACAGGTAAAGTCAAAGCCCTCTGTCTCTGTATCTATACCCAATACCGGTTTATCCTCACAGTATCTAACAACATCATAAATTGTTGTCATACCACAGCAATCTGTAGGTATTTTAGGACTACTAGAGTTGTCAACTATATAAATCATTTCCCTCGTCTTAGCTCTGCCTCATACTCAGCATGTGTATCTGCTAAATGATCTATGTAATCATCATACTCTAATTCAGCCTTTTCTATAACTCTAATCATAGACTTAGCCCTTATCATATCATAATGTTTACCACCATACATAAATGTTATTTCATTGTTTATTAGTGCTTTTTTGTAAGCGTCTTTAAATTGTTCTGCAGAGCCATCTTGTACCATGCAGTATATTTCTTTCATTTGTCCCATAATATTATTTATTTAATTTTAATTCGTCTAAATATATTTCTTTTAAACTTGATTGTGATTTATTAATAACAGAAAGCGATTTAAATCCAAACATTAACTGAAAACCTATGTCTGTGGTAATCGTTTTAGGTATATTCCATTCTTTCTCTATTACCTCACGAGTTATCATTTTACCTTTAAATTTAACTCTTTCTGTTTTTATCTTATTTTTAACTATTTGCTGTACTTTGTCGTAATATCCATGTTTATAGTCCATTGTAAATTATTTTATTACAGAGATTTGTAAATATAATACTATTTAGTATAATATACAAATAAATTATATAAAAGTAGAAAGAGGAGCGCTATGGCTCCCCTAACTACCTTCTAACAAATCCCCATTTGTTATTATGCTAAATCTTCGCTGTATTCTTCTACAATTTCACCAGTCGACACATCTACACGCTCTGTTGCAGGCGCAGGTGGATCAGACTTTAAGAAAGTATGTACTACAGTTGCATTTGCTTCAGCAAAAGTAAATTTTCTGTTTCTAAATACAGGTAGACCGTTATGTCTAATTACATCTCCACCGTCACCAGCAGTTTTAGCAAACTTTTTAACTATTGCATTAACTTGCTCTCTCTCATCAAATATACCTTGCTTCTCAGCCCATGTATACTTATCCTTAGATATATTAGTAGTCTCGTCAATCATAACTCTAAATCTTACAGGATTATCAGACAAGTCTTCGTTAGTATGTGGATTGTAAACCATTACAGGGTCTAGAATATCTAGTGTGTATCCCTCTTTAGTTCCACCTGACTTAGTTGGAAATGGTGTAAAGATAGCATTTTGTAAATCTAAACCGTCAATGCCTAGCATATCTGTTAGATTTTGATGCGTTGTAGTTTGATAACATACATTTACACCTGCAGTTCTGTTAAATCCTTTGTAACCAGACATCATTACATTGATTGCATCTATCTGACCACTTGCTGTTGAGTTACGGCTAGTGTTCTCGATACCACCTTCCCATAATTCTACTGATATAATATCAGGATTACTAGTTGCAATAACTCTTCTTAGTATTACTTGACCCTTTTTAAGTGACTTTGGGTCCATTCCTTGTGCACTGTTTAATTGATTCGCCATTTTAATTTTGTTTTTAATGGATTAATATTATTGTGATGATTTTATAAAGGTATATCATCAACCTTGTGTAATTAATTGTATAATGATTAAGATAGCTATGCCAATGTAGGCATAAGCTAACTGTCTCATTGATTGCTCGTAACTATCTCTTCGCTTCATCCTACTCTCCACTCCATTGCAATTGTTAGTCCTGCAATTGTTATACCTATGCCTCTTCTTACTTGGAACATAAGTGTAAATAAATCTATATCTTTAAGGTCAACGTCTACTATAAGACACACCTTTAGCTTGTTAAATAGTGTTATAGAGCACCACTCTTTACTTAGTTTTTTCATCTCTTTATTTATGTTTAATTAATGTTTAGGTTAATGGTCTGCCAAAATTGTTTACTATTAAAAAGAAAGAACTATTCTTTAATTCGTTGTAGGTTTTAGGCATTAGCAATTTGATATGTAATAAAGCTTGTTCATAATTTGCTAGTTTAATTTCTAATTCTTTTTTAGTCATATCTTTATTTATGTTTAGTTAATTTTTGAGTTAAAAACTATCATAAGTCAGGAGTTGTTAGTAGTATTATGTACACTTATACTAAAGCTTTTGATCCATTAGCCTGTAAAGAGCACGCTAGCTTTTATGCTCACCTTATAATAGTTTATGTTAATAATAACAGGTAGCAGCTGGTTTAGTTTCAAGCTTAATGCTCTAGATGTCACATCCCTCGCCGGGGCATCTCTACTGTTCGTCACTAGTTCTAGAAGGTTATCACTAACCACTAGGCTTATTGTTACACCTGTTATTAATATTGTAAGTTAAAAGGCTGTATCACAGCTCACATCTCAATTTAGGATGCAACGGACGGATTCATCAGCCTTTTGTATATTTTAGAACAGTTTTACACTTGTTCAGGTGTTAATTGTTTTATTAAAGACATTAATGTTTTATATTCTTCTTTACATTCTTTTGTCCAAGGACAATTGTTAGAGAAAAATCTTTTCATTCTATAGTCTTTTAATTGTTGTAATATATCCATTGTGTTATATTATGTTATGTGATTAATTAGATTGATTGTTAAATTGTGGGAAAAATGTGCGAATGAGGCCTGATTGCCACACTCACACACTAATTATTCGTAATAATTTAAGATGACACAGAGAAAGGGACAAAGTCCCTAACCTTAGTCAAAGGTAACCTCCTCTTTCGAC